CTAAGAAATCATTACGCATAGCTTCTGAAAAGTAGGTCTCTTTAATAAAGGTTACTCCCATATCAAAGTATTCTTTGCCTACTTCTAGTATGACTTCCTCATACCAACACAACTCATTTTCTTCATCATCATCTAATTCTTCGTGACATTTTCTTTTCAAAGACTCTCTAAATAATTCAAGATATTCCTTCCTTGCAAGCATGTCTCTACTATCTATTAAGTCTTGTCCTAAAGGACAGGCTACATATTTTGATTCCATAATTTTTCTCCTACCTATATGTAATTAGTATATTCATATACATTCATATACTTATTACTATAGTTCTGACCCATCCCAATCCTTACCGCTTGTTTGATTCTCATAGATTTCTATGGTCTTAGCCATCTGTGATTCCATATCATCCTCAATCATGTCGCTTAGTTCTGGGAAGTACACACACCCCTGTCTTTCATGTATCGGTAGATTCATAGGCACACCATACCCATGACCCCATCCTCCTAATGCTTTAGGTTCTTGTTCACAAGCTACGAAGCAAAGCTTACGTAACATGGATGGATGAACTAATGCATAAGCACACCTATCTATGTCCATAGGCTGACCGGCTTTCTTAATAGGGAACTCTATTAAGAAGAAACCTTTACCACTAGAAGCCTTTGTATATTCACAAGCATTAACATTACATGATAGACCGCTATCCTCAAGCTTATCTATCAGAGATAGTATGCTTGCACCTCTTCGCATTAACCTTTCCGGACTGTTAACGTGTGATGCACTTATGTTGACCTTGATATCAACGACCTTACCCATCGCACTTTCATTACCTAGAGGACTCATCATATGAGAGGGGCAACCGGCTACATACAAAGGTATGTTAGGCATGTAACCGGCAACATCATATTCATATGTTGGTAGACGCTCAAAGGATGTGGAGTTGTGAGCCATGTCTAATTCATTAGACATTTGATCTCTACCTTTCCTCCATCCATAGGATGCTAGTTGTACTGATTCTTTGACAGTAACATTACCGCTCCATTTATCGGGTTCATCTTGTGAAGATCTATGACCTTCCCATGTAGGCACACTCTCATCTGATACCCTTGCAACAAAGGTATCAAAGGAATCATATTCTTGTTTGAAACTTGGCATAATTTTCTCCTTGTTTAAACGCTGTTATACTTTGGCTTCGTGTCTGATTCTTTTCACAGTCTCTTCATCTAAGCCACCGAATACGTAGTCTCTAAGCACATCCTCAAGTTCACAGCCATCTAAGATGGCACGACCACCTTTGATACTGGCTCTCGGAGAGATAACACAACGTATCTTCATGTTATCTTTAGCCTTGCGAAGCTTTTGCACCATCTTAGTGAAGTTCCTATCAGGACTGATAGCTAACTCAAGCTTCTGATCATAGTCGAGTGTAATCACAGGCTTGAATCTATCGATGGTTGCACCATCTAATTGATTCCTACCTACATACTCTCTATCAGCACCTCTACCATAGGTATTGGCACAAGCTATCAATCGGAAGTTCGGATGCTTCTTGACCACCCCACATGGAAAGTCTGCGACTTCATTCTCCATTGATGCATTCAGAGCCACCAATGCTTGTGGGTTAGAGCCATCGATTTCATCGAAGAGGAACAGACCACCATCCCTAAAACACTTGACGAATGAGGACTCAACGTAGTTGCCAGTAGCATCCATGTATCCTCTTACTTCGTAAGCTTGGAACATTGCACCACTCATGCCAAAGGCATAATTCTCTTGATCAAAGGACTGTCCAAGCATCTTCGATAATGACTGAGCCATAGTGGTCTTACCACTACCCGCACCACCCACAAGAAGCACATTGTCTCCTCTCAGCAAAGCTGATAACACTTGTGGCAATTTCTCATGCTTGAGTGAATCATCCTTGATGATCTCGCCAGTAGGTTTCTTCAACTCAATAGTAACACTCGGAGAGTGTTCATCTATAAGCTTCCTTACCTCTTCAACATTTATGTTGTTGTCATGCATACCATCTTCAAGGGTCGGATGAACCTTTTTGATAATATCTACAATACTCTCTTCGAGAGCATTAGTAGGTACAAATTCATCAGTCTTAGGCAACTCAGCTTCGTTTTCAGAACCAGATTCGCTTTCTGATTCCGCATCAGAATCATCCTCATCATCTGCATCAGCTTCGCTTTCTGCATCAGGTGCATCTTCTCCATCGCCATCATGGTCGCCTTTCTCTTCTTTGAGATCAGCTATGCTGATAGAATTGTAAAGGTCTATCAAATCCTTATCATCCATCTGGGATGCCCTTTTACCATAAGCCACAGCAAGCTTCTTTAGAATCCTTCTTTCGCCATCATCCAAGCCTTCCATCGTACAAGGAAAGCCGAACATCGCTCTAGCTGATTCAGCTATGCTGATTATCAAGTCATAATTTTTCATGTATTACCCCAGTTAAACTGCGTTTAAACAATGAACAATGTGTCATCATGTTCACAAGCCGGACATGGTGCAGTTTCCATGTCTAACATATCTACGTTCTTCCGACTTGTTCGGAAGTGAAAGTCACAATCACTACAGGATACTTTCAGCATCCTAGTGGACTGTTTCTTTGTAAAATCTATATCAATCGCTCCATGAGGATATTCTCCCAAGAGACTGATGATCTCTTCCAACTTACCCTTTAGGGTAGAGCCGGCTAAACATTGAGTCAATTTGCCCTCTAAGCCTATGCCTCTGGCGATTCTTACGAATCTTCCTCTGTGTCCGTTCTCATTACGATCAGCAACATGACACAATTCATGGCACAAGATATCTAATGCTTGATAGGAACTATCAATGCTAGGGTTGATGAACACCTCGAAGTGACCATCGGCACTTGCTTCTGCATTAATGCAGACTCCAAGCACTCTGCCACCTCTATGACGAGGGGCATATCCTACGGATACTCTGAACTTCGGCATATCACTAAAGTGACTGTCGCTGAACAGGTCTATAATTTGATCAGCACCTTCGGTAAGGTAAGCTTCTCGGTCGGTATAATTTTCCATTATTTTTCTCCAGTTGTTTTAGTTTAAATACTGTCTTCACTACGTTCAGACAGTAGTTTAAACAAAGGGGTTAGTACCTATTCTCTTGTATACATCATCATCTGATATACCACCAGTAAGGTATCGGTTAAGCCATAACCTAGCTTCTTTAAAGCTAAGTCCGTCAGGAGTTACAGGGTTGAGCCTTTCTTTCTTGAAGAATACGCACCACTCTTTATGTCCATAACAGCTAATTCGATAGTCTCCGTATCCATATTCAGACTGTAGTGAGTCATGGACATGACCTCTCAGCGAAGATTTGTGAACATCCTTTGGATGCAGTTTTTTAAGTTTAATCATTTCATTTTCCATTTGTTGTTGGGGAGTATGGTTTAAATCCCCTTTCACTACGTTCAAGGGGTTTAAACCTACTCTCCTATCATTTTTTGTCACTCTCCTCTCACATGGTAGTACATGGACATAATGCATGTCAACTACTGAGTGAATGAGGGGTTACCGAAGGAATCGAATTGATCTTAGAAAAGGTATGGTTTACCATACCTCTATGACAGATCAAAAGACATCATCAGATAAGAAAGGGTTAAGCGTTAAGGAGCGGTTATATGCTAGGTATAAAGCTAAAGGCTTTAGCAATGGCAAGAGTGCTGAGTTGGCGGGATACAAGGCGGGAACTAGTGCGGATAAGCAAGGCTATAGACTGTCCAAAAAAGATGATATACAAGACGAAGTCTCTAGGATATTGGCAGAGCAAGAGACTAGAAGCCTCATAGACAGAGAGACACACCTTGATGAACTAGCAAAGCTAAGGGATAAGGCTGTAGACACAGGACAGATAGGCTCTGCTGTTACAGCAGAACATTATCGAGGCAAGGTAGCTAACTTATACACAGAGAAACTAGAAGTTTCTAATACCAATAAGGAAAGTAGCGATGAGATAATGCTTCGCATTAGTAAACTCATTGGCAAAGAACCAAAGGATAAGGACAAGTCCTTACACTAAGATCGTTTAAACACTTCTCCAAATGTAGCGCGTAGTCATGCGAGAGTGTTTACACTCTTCACCCGCGACTACACACGCATTTGGCAGACCCCACCCCCC